ATTGAGGGTAAGTGCATCAAGACCAATGATCCACTCATCAAGCCTCAAGATATGATTTCAGGAGTTATCACATGGATGAACTAAGAGAAAAAATATGCCTTAGCCTTTGTGACCTAACTGGGGTTGCGAGCAACCCATGGAGAAATACGCATAGGGTTATCTGTGCTGATATTCAAAGCGGCAATAATGTTGTTTTGGATGAACTTAGCACCCTGCTTCATGGGGGGGGATCATCTTGATGTCGATGTTATCATCGCCCAACCTCCATGCACTCACTTTGCCCTGTCTGGGGCTAGATGGTGGGAGGGCAAGGGGGAGGAGGCTATCCTTGAGGGTCTTCAGGTTGTTGACGCTTGCTTTAGGATAGCGTTCATATGCAAACCAAGGGTGTTCATGCTGGAGCAACCAGTGGGTAGGCTGATTAGATGGATAGGCCAGCCAAGGATGAGGGCTCACCCTTGGGAGTTTGCTGGTTACGCTGATGACCCTTCCTCAGAAGGCTACACTAAGAAAACATGCATATTTGGAGAGTTCAATATTCCAGATAAAAAACCATGGGAAGGTATTATAGACAGGAAGAAAATACACTATGCGTCCCCTGGAAAGTCCAGAAGAAACATAAGATCAGCGGCTCCACAAGGAATGTGGAGAGCTTTGCACCAATCAAACAAAGGATAAAAGATCATGGCTTTTAATTTCAAGATAACGACAACAAAGCAAGCGGCTCAACACCAGGGGATCAAGGTGTGTGTCTATGGAGGGGCTGGAGCTGGGAAAACCAGACTGTGCGCAACATGCACACCAGAAGACCACAGCAAGACACTCATCATCAGCGCTGAGAGCGGGCTCCTCTCCTTGAGGGGAGTTGAGATCCCAGTGGTCCAGGTGAGCAAATTTGCTGAGCTGGAGGAGGTCTATCAGTTCCTCAAGGCTGGAGAGCATAGGTTTGAGTGGGTGTGTCTGGACTCCATCAGTGAAATTGCTGAGCAATGCCTCAAGCATTACAAGGAGCTTCATGGTGATGGGGCTAATGGATGGGCAATATATGGATCACTGTTCAGCGAGATGGATAGCATCCTCAAGCGCTTCAGGGATCTTCCTATGAACGTCTACATGAGCGCGAAGATGGAGCGAGACAAGTCTGATGATGGGACGCTCCTTTACTTGCCCATGATGCCTGGGAACAAGCTCACAGCTCAGCTCCCATTCCTCTTTGATGAGATGTTCTGTCTCCACTCATTCAGTGAGACCACTGATGATGGTGTTGTGATCCACAGGAGGTTCCAGACCTTCAGGGATCTCAAGTATGAGTGCAAGGATAGGTCTGGGGCTCTTGACCCCTGGGAGGATGCTTCCCTCTCCCACATTGCCAACAAGATCAACTCCCACCTGGAGGGGTGATGCACTGGATAGCATCCATGATTTTTGCTCCCATCTTCATCCCCTTCCTTGCCGCTGAAAGGGCTGTAAGGATGGTGAAGATGAGATTCAATAGGGACAACCGCTGTCCTTTCTGTGAAGCCCCTCAAGGGGATGATACATGCTCAGCTTGCTCCACTGGAGCCGCTGGCCAAACGACTTAAATAGAGTTCCTAAACCGATCCCTTCACATGGTGTGATAAGGATCAAAACACAAACATTGCCGCTCAGCGGCAAAGGATAAAACGCAATGGCTAGACTCAACAAACCAATCAACTCCAGCGATCAAGACGACTCAAACGACTTCAGCCCCATCCCCCCAGGTTGGTACAACGTGGAGATCAATGAGGCTGAAATCAAAACATCCAGCTCAGGTGATTATGATGCTGTGAACGTCACATTTAGGATCATCGGTCCGACAAATGGAGGCAGGTTGATCTGGAACTGGTTCAACTATGACAGTGCAAAAGTCCCAGAGGAGCGACGTGGGGACAGGATGAAAAAGGCTATCCAGATTGGGCGCTCAGAACTCAACCGTATGTGTAGAGCCGCTGGACTTCAGGGGGAACTTGAAGACACTGATGATTTGCTCAACCGCACACTTCAGTTGAAGATTGCGATTGACAAGAAAGACTCTGATAGAAACGCGGTTAAGGGATACAAGGCTGTTGATGGTGAGAACAATGAGGGACCATCCAACACCAAGCCCGCTGGAGCACCTCCATGGATGTGATCCACTGAGCATGAGCACTGAGCCGTAAACTTTAACAGCGCGCTGGAGATGAGCCCTGAGCCGTTCCAGCGCGCTTTCTTTTGAGATACAGACATGACGAAACTAAACTTAGACACAACGGTTAAAAGGATCTTCAAATCCTATGAGGTCAATAGGAAGGACTGGAGGAGGGATCACCTGGGAGCCTCCATCATTGGCAAGGCTTGCGAGCGCGCTACATGGTACGCCTTCAGGTGGGCTCATAAGCCTAATTTCCCAGGGAGGATATTGAGGATGTTCAACACTGGTGAGAGGGAGGAGGAGCGCCTCACATCAGACCTCATCAGCATTGGTCTCATGGTGCATGAGGTTGATGAAAGCACGGGTGAGCAATTCAAGGTTGTGGGACTTGATGGACACCTGGGAGGCTCCATGGATGGAGCGGCAAAGGGCTTTGTTGAGGCTCCTGATTCATGGCATGTGCTGGAGTACAAAACATCAAGCGACTTTGCATTTAAGCGCCTGGACAAGCTGGGTTGCCTTGGCGCAAAACCTGAGCACTATTATCAGATGATGGTTTACATGGGGGGGGCTGGACTCAAGAGAGCCGCTTACCTTGTGCGCAATAAAAACACAGATGATCTTTACCTTGAGTTCATCAAGTTCAATGCGGGTGAATACAACAAGATCATGGAGAGGGCAAAGAGGATCATACAGGCTGAAAACCCACCTGAGCGAGTGGGTGAGCACATCTCAAAAATGCCTTGCAAGTGGTGCAACTACAATGATCTTTGTCTGGGTTATCGTAAGAAAAAACCAACCATGACACTCCCTGAGTTCAATTGCAGGACTTGCGCTCACAGTGAGCCCATCTTGATTGATCCAGACCAAAAGCCCACAGTCTCCATGAGGACTAATTTTGAGAGCAAGGGTGGACCATGGGCTTGTCATGCCATGGGGAGGGACATGACACCTGAAAGGCAACGCTCAGGGTGTGAGCTTCATCTGTTCCATCCACACCTCCTGGAGCCGTTGAACACTGTTGATGGTGAGTGGTCTGAGCATCACATCAATGGGATTCAAATGAGTGTTTCATACACCAAAGATGAAGGCTCCACATTCAACCTCATCAACCACATCTCCACAGATGAGGGCAAGGCGCGCTTGAGGGTGATAGGGTCAAGGCTGGAGATGTCCCAGGGCTTGTCTGAGGATGAGGCAAACACCATCATGGGTGGGTGGATTGTGGGAACCAGTGAGGAGCTTGCTGGGAGGGTAATAAGCCTTGACGGGGATCAGCCTATCATCATCAGTGGGGATGAGGAATGAGTGGACAAGGGCTCACAATCACCAGGAAAGAAGATGAACAGATCATTCTCATTCTCCCCAGTGGGGAGGAGGTGATCATCACACTTGTTGAGGCTCACAGGAGCAACGCACGAATAAGGATCAAGGCTCCCCAGGATGTTGAGATCATAAGGCCAGATTACCAAGGAGGTACACAGTGAAGATCAGGACGCAAGATGAGTATTGGGTGGGTGTCCCATTCCCCCCTAGAAATTGGCAAGATGAGGCATTACACACAGTGATCCAGGCTATCCAGCCTGGAAACAGACCTATCGTTAGGGCTGTGACTGGAGCTGGTAAAAGCTACTTTCTCAGTGAGGTCTCCAGGTGTTTCATCCCCTCCAGGATGGAGAGGGTGATCATCACTACACCCACAGTGAAACTGGTTGATCAGCTCCACGCAACCCTCACAAAACACCTGGGGAGGGGAAGGGTTGGAAGGTTCTACACGAAAGCAAAGGACACGAGACAACCATACATTGTATGTTGCATCCCCAGTGCTGTGAGCCTTGCTGAGGAGCTTCACAAGCAAGGTGTGAGCGTTGCCTTGTGGATTGCTGATGAGGCTCACAGGACTGAAACTGGAACCATGCTGGACGCTGAGGAGGCTATGGGTCCTGATAGGGCTGTGGGCTTCACTGCTACACCATTCAGAAGTGATCCTGGTGAGGCTCTCTCACTGTGGGATGAGATTGTCTGGAACTATGGACCCGCTGAAGCGATCAGGGATGGTGTGGTTGTACCCTGGGAGCTGAGGTTCTGGACTGGAGCTGAGGATCTTGACATTGATGAGGTGTGCGCTCAGATGATCGCTGGAGCCGTCCAGCGCGCTGAGGGGCCAGGCGTTGTGAACGCCATCACCATCCATGATGCTGAGGAGTTCTCAACCCTCCTGGGAGGATATGGGGTGAGAGCTGAGCCCATCCACTCAAAGCTCCATGAGAAGGAACAGGAGCGGCTCATCAAGATGCTTGAGGGAGGCAAGATTGATTGCCTTGTTCATGTCTCATTGCTCCAGGAGGGAGTTGATTTTCCCTGGTTGATGTGGCTGTGTTTGAGGCGTCCTGTGAAATCAAGGGTGAGGTTCATTCAGGAGGTTGGAAGGGTCTTGAGATCATACAAGGATAAGCTCAAGGCAATCATCTATGATCCTCATGATCTATTTGCATCCTTCAGACTCGACTACAACGCAATCCTTTCAGGTGATGTGGATGAGAATGATGTTCCTGTTGAAGCTATGATGAGGGAGGTGAGCGTCTATGTTGATGAGCTGTTCTCAGCTCCCCTCCAGCGCCTTGAGGCAAGACCAAGGTTCATGGGCTCAGTGAGCGCATACCTGAGACAGCTATCAGTTGCTTTTGATGCTGCTGGACGCACTGAGAGAGCAACCTCAACACACTGGAGAAAGGACAAGGCGACTGATCGCCAAGTAAAGGCAATCTGGCGCATGAAGTTTGTGCTGAAGATGAATCACTCTCAGACCATCCCTGATGGTCACAGGATGGCGCTTGCTGTGGCTGTGGAGAGGAGGGAGGAGCTTACAAAAGGTGAGGCTGGAGACCTCCTCAATGTGCTCAAGTCCCTCCAGGGAGATCCATCATGGCCAGACCTTTGCAGCATCATGGTGAGCGCTCAGGTTGCATAAAAGAACAGCCCTCCCATCCCAAGATAAATCAAGGGTGAGGAGGGCTGTTTCCCAGTGGAGAGGGAGGCATACTTTAACCTGAAGGTGAATATAAGAGCAACCTCAACGCGAGCACGATACCCAGCGTAAGTCCAGCTCCCAATCCAGCGTATACCCAGCGTTGTCTCTGTAATGACTTTACATCCTCCCTGAACTCCTTGAGTTCAAGGGACTTTTTTTTGCTGTCCTCCTTGTACACCTTTGCCGCGTCCCTCCATTGATCGCGCTCATTTCGATAGCGATCAACCCAGCCCCCCATTGTGTCCACCTTGCCCTCACACCTGTATTGATCAGCGCGTGAGTCTTTGGACTCCTTGAGGAGGTCTCCCCACAGTATCGCTTGAGCCTTACACTTTGATGCTGTGGTCTTTTTGACGCACGTTTTAGCCTCCCCGCAAACTGTGGGCTTACTTGTCTTCTGTTGGTCTGGTTTGGTCTGTGCGCTCAAAGTGGTTGTCAAGCCACAAGCCAAGATCATCACCATCCCCATCATGAGCGACATGATCAGCAATCTTGGATTTAGTTTCAACTTCAGTGATGTTGTCTCCATCATCAGCTCCCTTGTGTGGTGTGTGTGTTGTGTTGATTGGTTCTGGGCGCTCAGGGCTCCCAGGAGGCTCCTCAGCGTGTTTGCTTTTTGTGTCCCTTGCCCTGAGACCAATGAGCCCAAGGAGGAGCCCCAGGAGCCCCAGGATGATTGGGATGACTGATGATCCATCTATCATCTCCCTCCAGTCTGGACGCACCATCAGAATCACAGCTCCTATGATGAGGGTGAGGGATATTGATATGAGTGCTATGGGGATGTTTTCAGGTGATAGAGGATTCATCCTCCTCCTCCTTTTCTTCGGGTGTAGGGAAGGGAGGCAGCTCATCTATGTCTGATATTGCCGCAAGACCATCAAGATCAGCAACGATTGTATCAAGCTCATTGATCACATCAACAAAATGAAGTTCAGCAACCTCCTCCCTTCCAGCCTCCTTTAGGATCAGATATGTGGTGAGCCTCACCTTGAGTGAGACAACCTGAGTCTTAAAGGACTCGATTGAGAGGAGTATTTTGTTTTGCCTCAGCGCTCTTTTCTGTTCTCTCTTTTCGAGTCTTTTGATCCTTGCCTTTTGAGTGCTCACATCCTTGATTAATGTTGAAAGATTCCCCTGGACAAGCGCTGTGTATATCTCATCCATGTTCTTTTTATCTACTGAGTGAACCTCATCTTTTTTGTTTCTTCTGATCACCCACTGAGCGCTCAGACCTATAAGGATTGTACCTATAGATCCAATGATTGCCGCTCCCCCTGGTCCCACTATAGGATCACTCATGATCCCTCCCTGGGAGGTTGTTGAACTCCCAGTAATAGCGAATAGATGAGATCATGGTTGAGGCAAACATGATGCTATAAGTGTATATGCCAGTGTTCATCAGACTGAAGCTAAACTCATCCTGTTCCAGCACTGAGACAAGGAAAAAGCAAGCTATCCCAGCCCATCCAGAAGCGGTCACAACTCCAGCCCATAAGACCATCCCAGGAGGGAGGGCTTTTGAGCAAAGCATTACACCAATGAGCCCTACAACCGCAAAGAATGAGCCCCACACAAAGTTCCCCCCAGTCTCAACCATGAGCTTGTATGAGGTGTTCATTGGCTGGAACACCAGCACCCACAACCCCCATCCCATCAGGAGCCTTGCTGTGAGCCTTATAAGCAATGCGTGCCTCATCAAAACTCCTCAGCGGCTTCAGGGTCTTTCTCAACCTCAACATCCTTGGGAGGCTTGAGGTGGATAGGCATAGCGGTTGATCTCCTGGAGCCCCTCACCTTCATTTCAAAAGGGTTGAGCGCATCAGCAAACTTGCTCCCAACGTTGCCTCCCACAAGTGCAACAATCACAGTGATGGTGATGTTGCTGAATGCTCCAGCCTCCAGCTTGCCCATGTAGGCAAGCATAAAACAGGGCAACCACACACCAGCATAGACGTAAACCATTTTACGTCCACCCAGTGCGGTAATTGCCCTACGAATCACAGGATTGCTCTCATCTTTAGATGAGTCCACCTCCTGTGAAGTGTTCGATTTTGAGTCTGTAAGCATGTAGGCACCTCTCCAGTGGTCTGTTGTTTTTAACAACACCCTCACCATATGTCCCATCGCCCAACGTACCGTAAGCATTGCCCTCAATCGTGGGGATGGAACCATCCCCCTGGACTCCATCAAGTGCAATCATGATGTGATCACCTGATGGTCTGGAGGTTCGTGGGGTGTCAAGGATCAGGATGTCTCCCCTTTGAACGTCCTTGGGATCAAGGCGCTCAGGAGGTTCAACACCACAGTTCTCCCATCTTCTCTCACTTGCCAGCCTGGGACAAGAGGGGAAGCAGGAGGATGCGATTGAGGGCTTGAGCTGTACATCAACACACCTCTCACTGTCCAGGAAGTCCCCCACTTGCATGAAGCAAGCTCCAGCGAAGATCCCACACCACATCATCCCTTTGCTCTCCTGGTAGCGTCCACCCTCCCCCCTTGCGAGCATCCAACCCCACCCAACAAGGTGAAAGAACCTCTCAATTTCCATGATGTCTCCAGGGTGTCCCTTTTGGGTATCCCTGATGGTGTCCTCCCAGGACAGCTCAGCGGCAAGGATCGCCGCCTCAATAATCTGTTTGCGTGTGTAGCTCATGCTCTCTCTCCATGGTGTGTGTGAGGCTCACTGAGAGCCTCATTGATTAATATACAGCAAGATCAATGTTGAACTCAGCCCCACTGGGAGCGGTGCTCAGCCTTGGGTTGACCCATGTTGAGCCGTTCCAGTATTTCACAGTGAGGATCAGCCTGTTGTTTGCTGAATCGTATGTGAGGCTTGAGTCAAACACAGTCCCATCAACTGAGCTGATGCTGTGTGTGACTGTGCCTGATACGTTTGCGCTGATTGCATTCATCACAAACGTCCCTGAAGGGGCTCCACTTGTAACAAAGTTCCCTGAGATGTTGTATGCGGTAACTGATGAGTTTGTGAGAGATCCTGAACCTTCAGTGAAGTTGAATGTTCCCCTATGCTTAACGAGGTTCCCTTTGTAAAGGGATGAGTCTCCAGGGAATAGGATGGAGAAGTTCCCCCCAGGTGGGTTAGACCGATCAACCCTATATGCCTGGGTTGACACCCCAGCAATCTGAGCACCAACACCCTCCACCCTGAGACACCTTGCTCCATCAAGTCCAGATTCATCATCAATGTCTATCTCAACCCCTGATGTCTGGCCTATGCGATACACTGAACGGATTGCAAAGTCTGATTGACTGATTGTGATCGCTGAAACAACCGCGCGATGGTGCACCCTGTGTTGCCCTGAGCTGTCCACAGTGACCTCATATTCACCATGATCACCCCATGCAATGTGGTTTGTGAGGTTGACCTTGGGAGAGCTTAGATCCCCAGCCCCTCCATTATGGATGTGGTTTTCATTGAAGTGATTCAACCACTCAACCCATAGAAAGGTTATATAAAACAACCAGTTCAACCAGTTGTAAGGGACCGTCTCCTCATGCTCAAAACCATCCTGTTGTTTTGAGATGTTGGGAGGGACGTTCTCATTAGTCGGATCTGACTTTAAGCCCGCTGGATCTGGAGTGTGATTGGTTGCCCATTGAGGGCTATCTGTTGGTTTTACTGGCATTACACAAGCCTTGAAAGTTGACCCTGATCAAGCCCTTGATCGGGTGTGTCTAGTTTGAATGGATTAGAGTGAGTCTCCACAACTCCTGTAACCTGAACTCCAGCAATGGTGGACGTTTGCATTATTTGCTGAAGCTCACCCACCACAAGGGCTCCCAGTGAACCTCCTGAGAACTCAAAAGAGACCGTTGCTCCAGGGTGCTCCCTGATGATTATCTCATCAGCCTGAGTGAGTCTGTGGAGGATGTTGAGGAGCTGTTCTGGTGTACCACTGGAGGTGTTGCGCGCGATACGTGCAACAATGAATCTGATGAAGTTGAGGTCACTCAGTGAGCCCCTCCTCTCACCAATGAGAGCGCCCCACTGGTCAAGTGTGATTCCCACACCCTCCAGTGTCTCACCATCCCAGATGATGCGGTTGTTGATCATCTCATTGAGTTCAACCTCAACCTCCTGGACTTGCTCCACAATCATTGATGCAATGAGGGGGAACAGCGCGCTCTCCTTGAACTGGATGAGGAGCCGCTCAAGGGCTCTCTCAACCATGTTTGTGATCATCTTTATCATACTTGCACCACTGTTGTTCTGGTTGAGTCAAAGCGCGCTTGTGAGGTCTCACCAACCACAAGGTTAGCTGAGGATGATGGGGGATCTGTGAGCCCCACTTTGACAACAACTTGAGACACCTCATCCAAGTCCTCAACCGTTGTTGAGTTCACAGACCTTGTGAGCCTCCAGGTGTTCACATCATCGGCAATCTGGAGGAGGTTCCCCTCAGCAAGTGCATCATTCTCGATTGCCTCAAGCTCACCTGAGCTGAGGGTCTTTGATGAGGACACCTCCACAATCATCCACACATCAAGCTCAGTTGCCCTGGAGAACACCACTGTGTGTGGTTTGCCCTGGGAGTCAACAATGGTCTTAGCGCGCTGATCTGGAGCTGGGGCTGTGGTTGTCGTTTCAATCCCAGCGCCTTTGAGCGTCCATAGCTTGTCTGCAACCTCCTGATCATCTCCACCAAGGACAACAACCTCAATGCTGTGGGGTGGTCTCCCAGAGCCATCAGTGAGGCTGGTTGCATTTTCATACACCTGGACAGATTGAACCTCATCAACACCCTCAAGGATCTTTGAGAGGATTGCTCCCACAGTCGCAAATCCAGCAACCTGGAGAGAGGTTCTCATCCTGACCCTAAGCTCAGAATCACTCTCAACCGCTCTACCCTGCAGAGCGTCCTCAGCGTTGCTCACTGAGTCCCATCCTGAGACCGCTGTAACCTTGACTGTGAGAGATCCTGAGCTTGCCTCAATCGCTCCCTTGTTGATGCTCCTCACATCAACTGTTGTTGCTCCCAGTGCTGGGATCACAACATCAGCAATGGTCTCAAAGATCTCACCAGTCTGAGCCTGTGCAATCTGTGTACCTGATGGGATGAGCGTCCCATTGCTACCATTGACAATCACAGATGTGATTGATGGTGTAGCTGGTAGCCTTGTGAGTCCTATGATGTATGCGAGGTTGTCCAGGAGGACTCCCTCAGCGCTATTGGGGTCAAGCATCCAGTAGGCAATCTGAAGCTGTTCCCAGACCTCAGCAAGTGCCTCACTGAACACGCCAATGAGGAGCCCCACGAATGACTTTGGGGATGTCTTGACGCCATCCCCAAACGCTCCCTTTGCAGCGGTCTCAAGGCTCCCCTTGATGTCAATGAGCCGCTTATGTAAATAGCCTGATACGCTGAATCCAAAAGACATGAGATCACCTTATTTTTTTGTGGGGAATGTGAACGGAAATGGAGGGACCCCATTAGGGTATTTCATCAGCAAGGCATCAGTGACTTTCATAAAGGTGATGGTGGGTGATGCTGGATCTTCAGCAAACAACTGGAGGTAATACTCCCTTGCATTATACGCTGATGCCTCCCTCCCAAGGTTGCCCTTGAGGTGTCCTTTCATCGCACCTCCATTGCTCACCTCTACAGGATACCACTTGAACTTTGATCCCACTGTGAGTTCATTGTCCTGAGTGAGCGTTTTCCTGAATACAAGCTCAAGATCATACAGCCTGGAGCCCGCTGAACTGAAGCAATCAACATAACCCTCATCATGATCTGGGTTCCCAGAAGTGTTCTGAGTGCTGGTAGCTGTCGTTTCAATCCACATCATGCCTTGAGTGTATGTGTCTCCCACATCATCTGGATCAAGGATGTTGCCCATCTTACAGATAAAGTCTGGGTTTTTGGATGATCCCTGAGACATCATAATGTCAAGAGCCTCCTCATCCTCATCAAAGCAAAGGAAGATGTCTGAACCATTCACGCTCTCTGATCCACTCTGGATCATTGTGATCCCCCTTGGATAGTCTGTGTTTGGCAGGAAGATGTTAGCCTTTGATGTGCTGTTTGCTGGGAGCGCTGATGATGTGCCAAAATCACCACCAGTGTATGTCAATTCAGTTGAATCGTTAAATTTCATATCAAATGTATCTGATGCGTAATCTGGATTAAACATAACGTTTAAGCCAAATCCTGAAGATGTGATGTATCCTGTGTTGTCTGGTTCAATGGCACAGTTTTGAAAGTATGGATAAGATGATGTGCTTCCAGGTATGATGAAATAGTTTGCTGCTGGAACGTTGGATGAGCTATCATAACCTGAGAAAAGAAACAGCCACTCACATCCAGCGGTTGTGTCCCTAACGATGAAAGCATAACCGCTCCTTGTTCCGTTAGAGAACTTGCATATGTCAGAGACCTTATAGCGGGCTGGGAGCGCTTTGTTGAATGGGTAGGACTTACCATCACCATTCCTTATGAGGTCTCTAAATGCAATTGCCCAGACATTTGCTCTGGACTCAACATCAGAATCAACCTCACCCCTTGAGGTGTCTAGCTTGAAAAGCAGATCAGGTGTGTAAAAGTAAAAGGCATGTTCAGCCATGATTTAACCTCAAGGTTCTGGTGTGGAGTTAAGTGGTGTGGAATGGGGCTTCACATCATACAAGTCCAGCGTGTTTGTGATGATGGACATCTTAGCCCCCCCTAACGCTGGGTGGTTGTCTGATGTGTAAAGATTGTCCAGGGGAAGTGGTCTGAATATCAGCTCATAAAGATCAACCTCAACAGGAGGCACAACAACAGGAGGAGGAGGCTCCTCAACCCTTGTGATCCTTGTAACTGTTCCCAGTGGGAGTGAGGACTCAATCTCCCCATACTCAGTGGTTGCTGTGAACGCAACTGAGAGAGCCCTGGTGATGCGGTTAACTGATGTTGTGTATTCAATGATCTCAACAACACCATCAACCTGAGCTATCACCCTTTTGATCTCAGCGTCCCTCACAATCTGTGGTTGTTTGCCCAGTATCCTCCCCAGGTAATCTGTTCCCACAGACCTATCAAGGAACCATTCACCTTTCCACATCAGGAGTGAGATCCTCAACTCCTGTTCAATTGCGGCAAGGCCATCAACAGGAACAAGATCACCATTAATAAAAGCTATGTCGTGAGTCTCTATGTTTAGTGCAAAATCTCTCATATCTTGATGCTCCCTAGCTTTAAAGCCACAGCATCAAGAGCACTCTCCACAGCCTCAATAGCGGCAAGCGCTGGAGGGGCAAAGGGAGCGGGTGTGTTGATCGCCGTAACTGCAACCTGAGCCGACTTGAGCGCGCTCATAAGGCTACCAACTTGCTTTATCACATCCTCAACAAGCTGGACAAGCTCAGCGGTATCTGAGCCCAGTGAGACCTTGCCTCCAGGGGTGATGGTGAGCCCCACAGAACCATCCCTCAAACCTATCCAAAGATCATCACCTGGGGCTTTGCCATCCTTGGCTTTTGGATCGCTGAAGCTCCCCACAAGCGCGATGCAATCACTGGTGTGAAGGAACCTCCCATCACCAGGATCAACGCAACCCCCATTGCTCTTGAACACGTCCATGGACCGTCCTGAGAAGATGAGGAACACCTCATCACCTTTCTGAGGAGCCGCATGAATCGCAAAGCCTCCAGCGCTCCAGAAGTGAACAGGAACATTGGGGATCTCAGCGCGCTCCTCCAGCTCTCCTGATGTCTTCTTTTGCTTGATGCAAGGCTTGATTGTTGCGCTCATGGTGGACCCATCAAAGGAGACAATCTCTCCAGGGAGAGGGAAGTTTTTCCCCATCATCACACCAGTGATTGCATCCCTGAGAGCTTGTGTGGGATCTGGTCTTGATTCATTTATCATAGTGGTTTGACCTCCATCACGCTCAACCATTGCCCTGAGTGTGTGTCTCCTGAGAACTTGTGTTTAAGGATCACATAAGCTCCCTTGTATTCGTTTGAGTTTAGGTCCAGGGCTCTCCCTGGACGCGCTTGATGTATGAGAAGCGCCGTAACCTCCAGCTTACCTCCCTCCAGGGATTTAGGTGAGCCCACAAGCCCAGTGCTGGAATCGAGATAAACAGCTTCCCTGGGTGTTGCTGAGCCCTCCTTGAGAGCCTGGATCTCCTCATCCTGAATGCTCCAGGTGTACCCATTGCGCTCAAAGAGTGAGTCAAGCTCATTCGCTGATGATCCAGAAAGAACAACCCCTTGAACCTTTGTGGTGATTGCCTTGAGGGAGTCCACAAAGCCCTCACCTATCTTGAGCCCTCCCAGTGATCCCTTTACAGCGCTGAGGATCTTCTCAGGTGTTGCTCCCTTTGGGATAGTTGCCTGGATTGTGGCTGTTTTCATTGCCTCAATTCCATCACCACACTCAATGTCTGTAACCCACTCAGACCCCTCTTTGTGTGAGGATACAGCAGTGATGTCTCCCCTGAACAGCATCCCAATATCATTGAGGTATCCAGCCTCAAGGATAAATTTCATCTTCTCTTTGATGAAGCTCCTGGACTCCCTTGAGAGGTTATACACCCTCAAGGTGATGGTGTTTGCTGTGCGCTTTGGGGTGTGCTCTCCACTGAAAGCAACCCTCAGATCACTCCACTCCCTCCCCTCCTTGCCCTCCTCACCTATCGTGAGGCTGTATCTCCTTATGTAAAGATCATTCATCTGAGAGCCTCCAGCTCATCCCCAGTCACATAGATGAGTCTGAAATTACCCTCAAGCCCCACATCACCCAGTGTGGGCTCCATGAGGCTCTCATCTTCTGGGATGAGGATGAGGTCTCCATCAGGGAGGAGAGGGTTGCTGAACCGCTCCAGGAGGCTCCAGCGCGCAACCAATGCAATCCCAGCAACCAGAATCTCATCAGATGAACCATCATAGACGTTCATATAATAGCGCTGAGCGCGATTGTTCCAGGCAATGAAAAGCCTGAAGCTCCTCCCATCAAGCGAGTAAACAGCATCAATGGGGAGCGCTGGTTCTGATGGTGTAAATGTGATTGGAATCTCAAGCATGTATCAGCTCCCAAAGGTGAGTTTATATAGTTCTGATGAATCCTTTTCAGCCTTTGCTTTTGCTTTTTTCGTGGCTTTTCTGGACCCTTTTCCCTTTGGCTTTTTGGTTCCATGCTTAACCGATGAATCAGGATCGCCAAGGGTTGTTGTTTTGCGCTGAGCAACCTGGAACTCCTGGAGGCTCACTGAGACCTTGAGGGCAACACCAGACTCAGCATCCTCAAGAGTCCCAACTGATGTGATGAGCATATCCTCATAAACCTTGAGACCGCTCACAACAGTGAGCCCTTGCCTTGCCTTTGCAAGCAACACAAGCGCGCTCCATTGCTCCCTTGCCCTACCGACAGCGGCTCTCTCAGCTCCAGTCACAATGTCAGACCACATCACCTCCATGGTGAGTTGATCAGGCATAACAACCGCATGATCAGGTATGTCTGAGCCCTCCTCAACAGGATTGTTGAGAACTTGAATGGTTGTGGTGTGATTCTCAGTGATGGAGGCATCAACAACAAGATCCCCCAGCTTGCTCCCCTGAGCCCTCCTCACAAGTATTGCTGTTTCTTCTGATTCTGCCATGATGGGCGCTCCTTAGTAGAGGTAACCTGTTGTAAAGTTTTGCTTTATGTCCCTTGCTTGCTTGTCCATCTCATCCTTTTGATGGCTTCTGATGCGCCTTGCGAGATCATCGCTGGACTCCCCTGGCCTTTGGACGACTGTGATGGGGCTCCCAGTGTAGTTTGAGTTCACTTCAGGTGTTCTGGGGATGGATGATGCACCGCTCCTTGTGTCCCTGGATACAGAGCCTCCAGCCCCAATCATTGAGGCTCCTTGATTGAACATGTCCACCTTTGCCTTGATGTCTTTTACAACGCTCAGCTCAAGCCCTGGGATGATGCTTGCTCCCTCCAGGAGGCTCCCCAGGAGAGAGCTGAACTTTGTGCTGATCTCAACAATGGTCTCAAAAGCATCATCCTTGATCCCCTTCCATGCTCCTTTCGCTTCAGCCTCAAGATCATTCCATCCATCAACCATTCCCCAGATTGAATTATAAACCTCATCCTTGAACAGTGGCCAGATCTTAAACATGTATAGAAAGAAGTCCTCAGCAGACTTACCAGCAATCTCCCAAGCATCTTTTATTATGTAGATCGCTTTTCCGAGATCAGGATACTTCTTAACAAGCTCACCAACTGCACTGTTTTGACCCTTGAAAAACTTGTCAAAATCTTCAATCAAGTATCCAATCAGCGCAACCAGTGCAGCGATAGCGATAGGGATCAAAAGCACCTTTGCTTGAGCAAGGAGCGCGCTTGCACCAAGGAGCCTGTAAGCCATCACAAGACCCCTTATCACCTTGATAAAGCTCAGTATTCCGCCTATCGCCTGATAGGCTATGAACGTCGCCATGATGAATTGTAGTATCCTCATCGTGCGTTCAAGTCCACCAAGCCATGAGATGAGGGTCTGGACAAGTCCCACAACGGACTTGATGCCTTTACCCATCAGCTTGAGAGCATCCACAGCAAGCATGATGCCTTGCTTGATCCTGAGCTTTAGGAGCCCCTTTGTCTCCTTTGTCCAGTTGAGGGTTGCCTTTGCAATCTCAAGAGCTTCAGGGATCAGCTCAAGAGCAACCGCATCCTTTACAGCCTTTATGGTGAACTTGATCTTATCAATCGTATCATTGAACTCCTCAGCTTTTTGAGCGGTCTCCTGAGAGAGCACAAGACCAAGCTCCCTGGACTCCTCCCTCATTGCCCTGATTGCTCCTGATCCAGCATCAAGGAATGATGCCATCCTGATCCCCTGTTCCCCCAGGAGCTTCATCCTGAGTGATGCTCTTATAGCTGGATCTTTGACACCCTTGAGACCATCAGACACAGCCTCCAGCTTTTTATCAATGGGGAGCTTTGCAAACTTGTTTGCATCAATGTTGAGCGCTCTCAGGGAGAGCCTCAGACCCTTGTTTCCCTGAGCCGCTTCAACGCTGTTCTTAGTCAGATCCTTGAGGATGTCGTTAAGCTGTTCACCTGATGCACCGCTGAGACCAGCGGCATACTGAAGCTCAAGGAGTTCCTGAGCTGTGAGTCCGATATTTCGAGCCGCCTTTGTGACCTCATCAATCCCCTCAGCGGTCGTTTTGACGAACTTGTACACACCCACAGCTGCTCCAGTGGATACAGCCGTGATCACCTTGAGGGAGGTCTTGAGTTTATCAACACCTCCCTCAGCGTCCTTGAGTGGCTTTGAGTCAACGTCAAAGCCCCATTTTGTGATCAGTTCCCTGATGATCTGCTTTACAGCCACAGCCCTAACTCCATTGCGGCTCCTTGGTTTGCTCTTGCTTTTCCCTAGCAACTTGAGCGCTCAAGGAGTCAATTTCCTGTTTGATGTCAAGGGCTGAATGTACATCCATCAAGGTTGATAGGGTGTGAAGCTCCATGATCTCAGTGTATGTGGTGAGACCATAAACAATGGGTCTCCACACCCACCAATTAAGATCACGAGACTTGATCAGCGCCTTGATCTTTAGCTCCCCTGATCTTTGACTTGATTGTGTATCTTCTCCAGCTCCTCCTCTGAGAGTCCCAGACTCACCTCCTCCATCGCTGAGCTGCTTGAATCCTCCTGATAGGTGCTTTCTTCCAGGAGTGAAGGGCTGTTCCCATCCTCCCTCCAGATCTCCTCCAGCTTGCCCTTGAGACCCTTCACCGATTTCATCTTGTTCATGAGCGCGTTGAAGGATCTTGTAAAAAAATCCTGATAGTGGAACCTCAAGCTCCAGACGATCACCTCCATCATCCCATACTCATTGAGCATGAAGTCTCTATCCACGTCCATCTTTGCCCAGACTGGAGCTTTTCCAGTGCGGTTGAGCACCACATCAGTTGTGCAAAGGATGTCCTTGATGATCACACCAACTCCAGCCTCATCAACGCGCTTGAACAGACTGCTCACAGCGCGCTCAATCCCAGCTCCCTCAAGGGCTTCAGCTTGCTCAATCGTTACATCACCATCAGACCCCATGAACGCTGATACAGCGGCCCCAAAAGGTCCACCCACAATCCTCCCCAATCTGATGAGGAGCTGTGTGGAGTAAATGGGATTGAATGCTCTCACCCTCACCCTGAGATCCCCAGTGGGGAATGTGAACACTTTCACCTCCCAGGGCTTGCGAGGTTCTGGGGCGGGCTCCTCAATGGGAGCTGATGTGGGCTCATCTGGAAGCTCCTGAGAGCCCTCCTCCTGGATGGGAGCATCATCTGGGATGTTCCCATCCCACATATCTTTGATGGGCTCCACAGCATCCTTAGCGCTTGCTGGTAAGGTGATCCCTTTTGATTTCGTCTTGCTTGTCATGTTCTTAATTCCGTTCCACTGGAAGTGTTAAAGTGAGAGCCCCAGGGCAATCCCAGGGCTCTCGATGGATCAAACGTTTGAGCCCACGTAGTGATCCAGGACTGGGCAAAGGAAGGCCCACTGGACGTTCCCTGTTTCAGCTTCATAAGCCTTGTCACTGATCTTCTGGAGTCGTGTGGACTCAGCAAAGTGAAGGCTTGTTCCATTAGCATCCTCCACACCCAGTGGAGCCTCACCCGCTCCAAGCTTCTCTTGAGCAAGTGCAATGCCCATAAAGTAATCATTGGAAGGGCTGGAGCCCAAGAGTGTGAAAGTCACAAGACCAGATTTATCACTGGAGAGGTTGAAACACCAGTCTCCCTGGACTCCCACTGTAAGTGTTGCAGCTTCAGACCTTCGAGCCGCATTGATCATAGTTCCTGGAGCGTATCCTGTGACAATGTGTGTCCCATGAATTGCGCTCACCTCTCCTGGTGCATAACTTGGCATGATTGAACTCCTATGTTCATTTTTTGTATTGGATCAGTTTTGTATATAAGGGCTCAGATCATGCGATCAGTTTACCGCTGTATGATGTCTTGTTGATTGCTCCAGCAAGGTAGAACTCAAAGGTGATTGTGGGTAGTGATCGTGTTGCCCTCTCAGCGCTTGTCATGGTTCGCACATCCACAGCATTGATCACAGGAGCGGGCTCATCTGTGAACAGTTGAGTGTTGAGACCCTTTGCAAAGCGATCTCTCAGGATGTTGGTGAAGATCGCTTTTCCAGCGTTTGTCATGGGGATTTTGCTTCCACTCTTTGACGCCTCAACCTTTGCCTGGAATGATGCCTCCTCAAGTCGTGTGGTTGTCCAGTCAATCCCCAGGAGGACATCCATCCACTCTCCTGATGATGCCTTGCAATCCTCACCAGTCACAGTGAGACCTCCAGCTACATCAGCAAAGAATCCATTCTTTGCCTCAAGGAATGCGCGCTCACCACTCGTGATGGTTGCTGGGGTGATTCCAGGCATAGGCACATTATTGTAAACTGTAGAGCGCTCATCAGCGTTCACTGAGAGCCTGTTCCCATGAAGGGCAACGTTGGGAAACTCCCAAAAGCGATCAGTCCAGAAGATCCCTCCATCCCTGGAGAGGGTCTGTGCAGCGCTCAGAACATCATCAGTCGCACTGGTAATGCAATCAGCATCACTGGTGAGACCCATGGGGAGCTTGCGCCTTGTCTGGCACCATGCAAGGAGAGCCAACACATCAGCCTTTGTGGGATTGAGTAGAGCCACACCATAGAAGTCTGAGTTCTCCAGGAGGCAAGCATCCAGAGCCTCAGCAACGGTCTCAGCGCTTGCTGTGTTTGCCGTGGTGTTTGCAATGGATTGAGATCCATCCACAGTTGATGTGAATCCCACACCTGGGAAATCACTTGTGACGATGTATTCACCCGCTCCCCCATCAGTCACAGTCACAGGAAGGGGTGAGTTGTTGATCTCCAGCTTGATCAGATCCCTGATCTGTGAAGCTGAGGGTGTGCCTGATGGAGCTGTGATCCTCACCTCAAATGTGACCCCAGTTGGGAGCTTGTAAGCATAGGTGTAGACAGCCTCAGCGGTTGCTGTTCCCACAGTGATTGTGTCCACCTGAGCGACACCCACAGCGCGCCTCCCAACCATCACTTTCTGAGGAGTGAGATCCATCCCCAGGAGGTTTGAAACAGCAATTTTCTCAGCGTCCTTGTCTGTGAATCCAGCGTCTTGCATCCCCTTGAGGATGTCCGCTCCAGCTCCAGCAAAAAGCTGTGTGCGCTCAGGAAAACGCGCGTGCTCTCCCAGAACCAGCAAGGTTCCAAAACCAGCGGTTGAGAGGTTGACTGTTCCAGAGATGATCTGGACGTTTTCACGATCAGTGATTCCCATGAGGGGCTCCTTTATTTAAGTTAAATCAATGTCCAGACTTACGCTGGACTTGTTGTTTTCATCGCTCAACACATCACCCTCAAAGGTAACATGATCTATCACTCCAGGAGATGTCCTGTATTCAACACCATAAGAGAACTGGAGGGTAAGGGTTGCCCTTTTTTCATTCCTTGTTGAGAGGAAGGTTGTGGAGTCGATTGAACCTAACTCACGTTGATATGCAACTCCACCATTGAAAAGAGTGGGCTTGTGATACTCCTGGAGCGCTCTCCTGATTGCATCAACATCCTCATCTGAGCCCTCACCATACAGTGAGAGCGTTACTGTAGCAATCCTCTCCCCAGTGTGGAGAGCCTCCTCACCATCCATCACCTGAGCATCACGATCACCCACCCTTCTTGCAGGAGTTACCCTCACTGAGCACCATGGAGCTGATGGGTTAGGCGCTCCCTTGCTGTCTCCAGTTCTGGGCTGATCGTGATCAATCACTGTGTGTGATGGGAGGATCTCCTCAATGTAATCCCCTATTGCATCTTTTGCGGTTGTAAAGCTCATGGTTCATCTATCCTGATTGCGAGAACCTCCCAGTGAGGTAGCGTGTGTTCAATGGGCTCACAGTTCATCACCTCATAATCAAGCCCATTGATGCTGATCACATCAGCGGGTGTCATGAGCTTTTCATTGAGCTTCCTCAGCTCAGTGTTGCTGATGATGAGTTTAGGGTCTCGTGTGCGCTGAGCGTCGCTCAAGGACACTGTGGATTCAGATGATGCGGGCTCAGGGTATCCCTGGATGATGAACACTTCATCATCACCAGGGACAAATTTCCTGGAGACGTATTCACCAGGAGCCCCCCTTGTGACTGGGAGAGCCCTTGCTCCCAGGATTGATCCTCTACCTCTCATGATTTGTCCTCCATCCTCACCTGATACGATACAGCGTTGCGCGCTGTTCCTGTGTCAATGAGAGGATTGTCTGAGCCCTTTTGCTCAATGGTTGATTCTGCGTTACCTGGATCACTGAATGATGTGATTGCCTTTTGGAGTTCAGCCTTGAACTTGATCCCCACCTTGTTGAGCGCTCCCTCAACTGTGGAGCGTCCCTGGATGATTGCCTCCAGCTCCCTCTTGAGCATTGCCTCAATCTCTGGAGCCACAGCATCAGTGGTCTCACCCACAACAGGACGCTCAGGGATGTCCACAGTTCCAACCTCATTGAGCCACATGTAATCAGCAACGCTCAGCTCACCCTGATCACCTGGACTTTCTCCAGCGAAAAAGCCCACAGCAACATGAGGGGCTTTTCTCATGAGATCCATTTGACCCATGATGCGCTTGTAACCCTTGTCCTTGTCTATTGTGTCCACTTGAGACCTCCTGTGAGCGCGCTGAGCACGTTTGTTTAGAGCCCTGGATTCATCCTATACCTTCCCCAGTATCGCTCCTCTACAGCCTTGAGGGTCTCCTCAGTGGAGCGGTATGTCTCAGCAATCCTTGAGGAGCGCTTTGAGCTGATCGTGGGATCAGTCCTTTCAGCGTCCTGTATTGCGTACACAAACACACCCAGCTTGACGCTTGAGGGGATGGATTCATCAACACCAAAGCCATCAACAAAGGGGTTGTTGATAAACAGATCAGCTTGTTCCATCGCTCCCTCAAGGGAGAGGTTTAGGATGAAGTCATCTGTGTTGTCTCCACTGGGGAGCTTTGCGTATTGCTTGAACTCAGTGAGCAACGTTGCAATGTCTGGATCTGGCAATCTGTCTTGTATCGCTCCCATGGGAGTCCTCCTTGAGCCCCTCTCCTGGGGCTTGTGTTCATTGAATCAGCTCAGGGAGTCCTCACTCCTCTTGATCGCTCACCACAAGAGAAGCATCAGCGCTGATCTCCTCATTGCTCAACTCACCTGTGAGCGCGCCTTGGGACTCCTCAAGCCAAAGCTGGAGAGCAATGGTGTTCTCCTCCTTTGTTGGGTAAGTGGTCTCACCCTCAGCTTGCAGCGCATACACTTTTTTCAGTGCAGCCCTGATCTCATTCCCATTCCCACCCTCAAGGGCTTTGTTCACCTCCTCAGTGAGTGTGAATGAGGTTGCGATTGATCCCCCTGATGGGTTTATGGGATCAACGTTTTTTGCACCTCCAGCCTCATCAATGGGATCTCCCAGGTGTCCATCACCATAAACGCGCTTGATTGCATCAACCGCATGATTACCCAGCCACTTTGTTTTACCAGCAAAGAAGCGCTGATCTGAGTAATTGAATGTGACAAGGATAGGGTAAAGTCGCTTTGACATGAGTTGTCTCTCTTGGTTTGGATCAGGTTAAAACAAAAGCCCCTCCCTCATTGAGAGGTGAGGGGCTAGAAAATGAATGAACTGAGGTTGAGATCAGGCTGGTGCTGAATCGAAAGAACCAACAACCATAGCTTCTGGACGGTAGTATGCGAGCATCAAGCGTTGCTCCATGAGGAGCTGGATCATGTTGCGCATGAAGAAATCATTGTGTGATTCAGACATGCGCACATTGGTTTGCTCACGATCAAACAACTCAACAGCAAGCTGGAAGTTGCCCACAAGGAAATCACCCTCATTAATGGCTGTGGTTTCGACGAAAGGAACACGCCACACTTGACCATTCACAAGGAGGTACATGTACCCCTTGTTGTCATTCTTCAGGAGTTCAAGATCCTCAATGTCTTGAGGGTTGAGGATTGCTCCTGTTGATGGGTATTCAGCAAGACGCCCCTTTGTCATGGCGCGACGCAAAGCATCATACTTTGTATCTCCAGTCTCTCCAGCGCTCCAGGAGTATGATTGAGCATTTGCATGAGTCATCATCCCCTGAAGCTCATTCCCAGCGCCAGAACCATAGAGGAGGTGCCAATCTTCATTGGTCAACATGCCAGCCGTCAAGCGACCATCAATGTATGAGCGCAAGCGAGGTGCGTCCTCCATGATTTGACGTGTGATGGGCAAGCCCTTTGCGATGGTTTTCACATTGGCGCTCTTGAGAGCCATTGTGATGTCTCCATCAGGCTTGCGCTCACCTTCAGGTGTAGCGGCAATGAGATCAGAACTCACGCGCGTGAGGGCGACTGTGTAGGCGTTTGAGAATGCTGTTGTGACAGTGAGCGTCCCTCCATCACCTGAGCGACTCACTCCACCTGAAGCGATTGTTTTCACTTCAGTGTTGCTCCCATCAGATACAGTGATCACTTGACCTGGTGTGAATCCACTGATCACATCAACCACAAGGGTTGTGTCTGTTCCAGCAATCGCGCTTGTGAGCTTTGCTGAGAGATTGAAGAAACCAGTTTCTTCAATCCATTCAACACCATTAACGCTGGTTGGTGATGTGCGAATGAGATCGCGTACATGCTCCATCCTGAAGGGCTTGTTCACGATGTCTGGGAGTCGCACTGGACGCACAAGGACACCCGCTGAGGAGGTGTCACTGGTGAGCCCTTTCTGTTCACGAAAGGACTCGATCTCCTTGCAGAGCTGAGCTGTGAGGAGGTTTGAATCAGTACCCTCAGCAATCATAGCCTGGACTTCTTTTGATGCGAACATGGAGCCGATATTCACAGGATCACAGCTTGTTGATCCCTTGATCCTCATGTTCTCATACTGCTGAGACTTGACGAACAGCTCACCAGGGCTCATGAATTTGACACCATCAGTGTCTGTGTCTCCAGCCTGATAGCTGGGGCGTTGCATACGCTTGATGAGGGTCTCATGTTGAGAGATCAGATCAGCGTTTTGCTCACCAAAAGACTGTAGCTTTTCCTCAAAGGAGGTGATCAGCGCAGCGGTTGAATCACTGGTCCCACCATTAGACTTGATCTCAGCGGTTTGTGTCTCAATCGCGCCTTTCATCCCCTCCATCACTTCATTGAACTTCTTAATCAGCGCAACGTTATCATTGTTGAGGTTGTCGTTTTGGCTTTGTGTCTGGTTCTTTTGGCCCATGGCTCATCTCTCCGAAAGGAAGTTGTTGAAATTATCCAATGCGGCAAAAATAGAGCCGCTTTCTTTTAATGTAAGGCTCTCGCCATAACCCTTATTCTTACCTGAGAGCACAGATGAGCGCAAGCCCTCAAGCTCAGTGATGCGTGAGCTTAGGAGAGCCTCAAGTTCACTCACTTGATCTGGAGACACCTCAGACGATGTAAAGGACTTGATCAGTGCATCAAGCCTCACAGCTTTTGATTGTTCAACTGATGTTGAGCTGTTTGCTCCCCACGTAACAGGGCTGATCTCCCACAGCTTGAGCTGTGTGAGGAGCCTCACCCTCATTGCTTCAGACATCCCCTCACCCATCCAATCAATGAAATGAGACTTCATGACATCAAAGCCAAAGCTCATCTCATCAACAGCATGATCCCTGATAAGCTCAAGAGCCTCATCACCCCTCATGGTTTTGGATACACGACTCTTGAACAGGAGCCCTTTTGAGTCCTCCTGGAGTAGGAAAGGACGCCCAATCACCTCATGTCTCTTATGTTGCCACAACAGCTTGACCCTTGACTTGCCCTCACCAGGGGGATTGAAATCATGCTGGATGGTGTGCGCAAAAGCTCCTTTCTGGATCACATCACGATCGGAATCAAGGCTATCAAAAATTGCCGCATATCCTGTGATGATCCTCTTGTCAACATCAGCTTTGATGTCCACATCTGATGTCACTTTATTCAGTCTTGACATATCTTCTCTCTTACTCAAGTAGGTTGTAAATAATCGCACACCTGCAGCCTGGATGAGCTGGAGCTGTGAACGTGTTTGGGATTCTCTTTGTCGCTCCAGGGAACGTCTCCTCAAGACCAATAACAGCCTCATGGAGTGGACCGCAATGAGGGCACACCCTCTCATCAACTGAAGTGTACCACATCTTGATGATGGTAGCTGAGCTGAGCGCTCCCCTCTTGGCTTGCCTCATTTGCTCAAGGGCTCCTTGATTGAATGCAAGGCTCATCTCAGTGCGCGCTATGCGCTCAGCGCGTATCCTGTGAAGCCTGGAGGCATAGTTGAGGGACTGCTTATCAGCATCAGTGGGGCTCATCCCACCATCCACAAGGCTTGTCCTGTGTCGCTGAACAGCCTTAGCCTGATTGTCAGTGAGCCCCACAGTTGCCCTGATGTAACGTCCAGCGGCTCTAGCTCCCATGGGTGAATCATTGACCACATATTTGATCATGGACTGAAGCGCTCTATGTTGCTGGTTGCTCAGGTTTACAGCAAGTTCACTCCCCCTGGAGGTGATCCAGGCTCTCAGCGTTGCAGCCCTTTCATCAAACCTGATGCGCTTGCCCAGAGATGTCTCCACTGAGTCCCTCATGTAAGCTGAGGAGGACTCCATTGCACTCATCCAGGCTGGAGCAAGCTTCTCATTGATCAGCTCAACATAAGCATCCTGAAGAGCCTGGAGCTGATTTGCATCAAGGCTCCCATCCCTGAGAGCCCTCTCAATCTGATCATACTTGAGATCCCTCCTGGAGCTGTTCCAAGTCCTCACAAGGACGCGCTGGAGCTGTGGCTCCTTGGCGCTCAGAAAAGCTCTGATCACCCTCTCAACACCTGAGTTGTTCAAGGGGATGAGTGAGAGGTTCTTTGGGAGCCTGTTCCTGGAGGTGTCCACAACGGGTGTGATGTTGCTCCCCAGTGTAGGGTTGCTTATGGGGCTTGGCGTGTTTGCACCATAAGGATCTTTGGTCCCATGATCGCTCGCACAGCCACAACCGCTTGAGAAAATAATACTCATTTTGCGTCCTTGTAATTCTCCCAAGCAATCAGCGCGATACACAGGAGGCAAAGCGCAATCTGGGTGGTATCATTCATCGTCAAAAAGTGTGTCAACAAAAGCTCCAGCGGGCACAAGTCCAGTAGGTAGATAACCCTGATCCCATCCTGGGAACTCATCAAGACCCAGACCCAGGAGGGAGTTGATGGTTTTCATGGGTACACCCTTGCTCCACAACTTATCAGCAACCTCCATCTTTGAGGCTAGATTCTGGAGCAACACGCTGATGTGTGAAACATCGTAGGTGAGCCTCCAGTCCTTTCCAAACTGATGAGCAATGCTCATTGTGAAAACACCCTGGAGATCCTCCAGGAGTGGAGTGATGGTGTCCTCCCAGAAGATCAGCCTTGCAATCTGGATGTTGGCAAGGGTTGCGTTGTCATAGATCCCCACAAGAGGAGGAGGAGTCTGGAACGCTGAACAGATCTCCTCCCTGGTGAACTTCCTGGACTCCAGAAAATCCATCTCAGCGGGTGTCATGCTCATTTGCATCCAGCGGGCTCCACCTCCCAACACCCAAGGAGTCCTTGCATTTTTAGAGCCCTGATGCTGATCCTTAACCTGAGCCCTTGCCTCCTCCCACTGGGAGCGCGTCAAGGACTTGTCAAAGGAAAACACACCATCAGTGATCGCTCTATTCTGGAGGGCAATCTTGTTGAACGTCACAGCCTCATTGTCTGTGTCCACAGTGCGCGCGATTGCCTGCAATGGAGACATACCCCAGAACATGTCTGATGGGTCTGTAAACATGGAGTGGATCACCTCTCCAGGCTCCAGCCTCCTCTTGTTGGTCCCCTCCTGGAACTGGTAGTGGGAGATGAAGTCCTCACCCTTTGTGGAGTCTCCTGGGATGGGGCTCACTGTATGAGGGAACATGTTCCAGATCTCCACTGGTACGCCCCTCAAGTAAACCTTGGATGAGATCGCATTACCTGAGAGGTAGAGGCTCATCACAACGCGCTCAATGTACTGTTGTCTTGAGGTGAATGGATTAGGGTTGTCAATGAGAGCCTGGAGGGGAGACTGTGACTGATGCTCCCAGGTGTCTCCTGATCTCTTTTCTGCCCTCCAGCGCGCTGATGCTGCACTCTTTGCAAGTCGATAGATGCAAGCAAACACCCAGGAGGATGCTTTCATCCCCTCCCTGGTTGCAGCTTCAGAGTCCCACTCCTTAAACTTGGCTCTCCCCCTCAAGTTGGGAGCCATCAGCTCAGCTCCATTGTATTGCTTGATCACATCCCCAGCTCCATGAATGATGGGGGATTGAGACGATGATGAGGGAGCCGCATTGATTCCATGGTCAAAAGGTCTTGACCTTGAGCCCCTTGCCTTTTGAGTAAGTTCATCATCGGTAGGGATGTGAACTCTATGCCTTGCAGGTAAATCAGCATCTATGGACTTTTGCATTAAGTCAGAAGTGTGATCATTAATCTCACCCGCAATCCTATCCCACTTTTTCTCAGGGCTCAGTGTTTCACTGATCACCTGTTTCGTCTTATCTATAAATCCCATCATGCTCTCCCAACAAAGAAAGGTTCATCTGTAAATTGTCCAGCATATGTGAGGATCAGCGCATCAGCGTAATCAGGTGATTTATAACCCTCAAGTCGCCTGGACATTGCTTTCTTACTCTCCATCAAAACCCTACCCCTTGAATCTGTCTCAGCAAGGGGTAGCGAGAGTTCAGCAATGAGTTGAGGATGGTCTGGGAGTGAGATCATTTCGTTTGGGTCTGAGCCCACTCCCTCATGTATATAGCGGTAAGTGTTCTCACACAAGCGCCTCACATACATCCACAGCTCAGCTTTGAGGTTAGCGTATTTCTGTGTACCTGTGCGCTCATCAGGATACTCTCTGTTTGATGCTGAGTCTCCCACATTGATCCCTGAGTGGTTGAACTTCCTCCTTTCCCTGTTGAGTTCACCCTCAACACCCGCACCAATGCCGATAACATCATAATAGAGATCAGATGATCCCCACACATCCATGAGTTGTGTTGCCCACATTGCAACCTTTGTTGTGTCGTTTAGATTTGTGTGCTGAGGTTGCTTGATCCATGGTCCATTCCTTGGGATGAAAACGCTGAGATCCTTCCCTCCTTTTGCCACATCAAGCCCTGAGACTATCCCCTTGCCCACCTTTTGAGGGTTGGGGAGTTCAGCATTGACGCAGGCAACCACGTACTTTGAAGGGATTGCAATCCCTTCCACTGAGGCTGTGTAGTCAATGTCAATCTCCTGAGCCACAGTCACAGCATCATAGAGGAGACACATCATGTTGTACCACTCCTGATCCTTCCTGGGATCTCTTGTCCAGTGCATCCTAAACTTACGATAAGCTGAGTTGTTTACCTTGCTGTGGAAGCTATTTCCTATGCCATTTGCGGTTGATCCATAGATGATGCAATTAGAGTTCTGAGAGAGCCCCTTATCCACCTTGCGAGCGCGTTGCACAAAAGCCCACTCATCAGCAAAGTACAGTGAGGAGCGTCCACCTCTCCCCATCTCATCTCCAGCTTCACCCAAGATTGATGAACCGTTGTGAGGGTTTTTGATGGTGAGCAACTTATCATGCACCCTCCTATCAAAGCCTTCAGGTATCATCCAGGCTGGGAGGTTATTGATGATGAACCTGATCTTTTCAAAGATGGAATCAGGGCTCTCACGCTTGTCTACAAGCTCCTGCTTTCGTGACCCAAACTTAGCAACAGTTCCCCTCCTGAATAGCCAAAGCCACACAGCAAAAGAGGCACAAAGCCAAGTGAATCCCATATCCCTTGACTTCTCAACAACACCATGAGTCTTACCTGTGAAGCGCTCCAGCAACCACTCAATGAACTCCACCTGGAACTCAAAGAGATCCATGGGGATGCTTGAGGGCTTGCCCTCATCAGCTAGCCTGGGATCTGATGTCCACACCCAGTGGTTGATGAAGTGGACTGGGTCACGCCTGCAACGCTCCCAGTCCAGCTCCTTAAACTCATGATCATCAAGACACAGATCAAGATGATCCCATCTTTGATCTAAGCCTTTGCGTAAGTTCAGCATCACTCATATCCTTGTGTTTATCTTCATCTACTCGCTTGCCAAGTCCAGCAACCCTGAGCTGGATCTCTTGAGGCACAGTCACACCCGCACGATTGAGAGCCTCAATGGTTGCCCTCACATTTGGTGAGGTAGAGTCTGGGTCCACTGTGTGCTCAATGAGGGTGAGAGCAAGCTCCTCAGCGCGATCAATGAACACGCCCCTTGCCTTTTCAATCGCTGCAAGCCTTGCCTCAAGCTGAGCATCCTCAGCGGCTCTCACCTTATCTCTCTTGAGCTTGCGCTGATAAGCGTCGTGATCCTTTGCGCGTTGCACCCATTGATATTTAGAACTCCACACCTCAAGGACCTTCTTATATCCTTCAGGACGCCCCATCATGTGAGCCACAGCCTTAGCTGATCTCTCTCCAGGCTCAAGGATGTAATACACCTCAAAAGCCTCATATGATTTGGGGGATTCATCCTCCATCATGTGCCATGACTTTCCATTCATGATCTCTCCAAAAAAAGGGAGGAGGAGCTTGAGCCCCTCCCCCTGGTTGAACCAGGATCAGTCCTGGATAAATTGATCAAGGCTCCTCTGTCCAGCGTTGAACGCCTTGAGATCCAGCCCTTGTGATGCTGCAAAGAGCACCCTTGCATAATGTAGGGCTTGCTTGTGATCTTCACAATATCCCACAAAGCGTCTCCCAGACATGATCACAGAACTCCCCACATCAGCGCTCTCCATTGCTGGTTCACACACCACATTACCCTTGTATGAGGTTGCGCTGAGGAGCTGATTGATGAACGCACTTGGTGAATCTGTGGACAACACAAGGGTGTTGCCCTTGAGGGGCTCCTGAGCGCTCTCCTTTGATATCCAGATCCCATTAGATGGAGGCTCCCAGTGAGGCTCAAAACCATCACGACTGTGAGCCATGATGATCCCATCACCCCACAGTGATCCTGTGTCCTTGCGTGCGAGGTTATTAACCCACATCCCAGCTCTCACAAAGCTCTCACCAAGTGTGATCTCAATGCTCCCCAGTGCCTTCAGGTGAGTGAGAAATATTGCCCATCCCTCACAGTGCTCACTGAGGCTGTGGAGCCCATCAGATGAGCTGAGGACATCCCTGAGTGAGTTCACTCCCCACATCATCATGTTGGGCTTGTACCCAAGGAGCTTGATGGGAGGGGCGTCCTGATAGTTTGCGCAGATCACAGACCATGAATCAGATCCACTAGGATCACTCATGATGTGTGCATCACCTATTTGATTCATGTCCCATGGAACAGTCTCAACCTTGAGACCATCAGGAAGGATCACGATGGGCACATCTTTCTTTAGCATTACATCTCCACTGTAATATTATTTGAACAAAAGAATACATCAAGGATCAAGCTGTTAGAGACCCTCACTGTACCCAGTGAATACCCAGATTACAATTAGAGCACTGAGAGCACAAATGATTTGACCCTCTCGTGATGCTCCTCCCTGGTAAGCGGGCTCACTTCGACGATCACCCCACACTTGAGCAAACAAAACGGTTTTTGCAACCTCTCCTCATCTGTGAGGGTGTTCAATATGATCTTATCAGCGTCCATGCTCATCACCTTGCGATCATCAACCCATATACAGCCACAGCCTTTGATCTTTTGACCTCTCAGGAGCTTGCCCCTTGTGGGTAGCTCCACAGCTTTCTTGGTCACAACGTCCACCCCATTGAGAGCATCCATGATGCCTCCAGCGAGGTTGTCTATGTCTCCCACCCATCTCCCATCATCAAAGATGAACAGGAGCTTGAGGAGGACATCCCCATCATACTTCTGAGTGATGCTCTGTTCAGCGATGAATGCAACCCTTGCTTTCCATTCCTTCATCCTGGGAGGTGTCCTCATGGTCTTGTTCTTTCCCGCTATGGGTCTGAGCTTGCTGACTGGTCTTGTTGGCACGAAAAAAGTTGTTTTGTGATCACTCATTATTCTTCTCCACTTCTAAAGGCTCCCCATTGCTCAAACAGGCTCACCCTCTCCCTGATTGCAAGCTGTGAAGCCACATCAAGCCCATTGAACTGATGTCCATTATCCCTAAGCTCCTCAGAGCCCTCCTGAGCTGTTCCTTTTAGTTCCATGAGTGTTCCCCTATGTTAAGCCCATCCAGCGTCTCTCCGTTAGGATCTGATACCTTCCTGGGTGTTATTTGATTGATTTCTATTAAGGGTTTGTTCTGTTCTATTGTTTTTTCTTTGTCCCAGGTTTTATGTCTCAAACGATTTACCCTCACAGCCCTGGGACTCTCCCCTCCCCCCCCTAAAGGGGGGAGAGGAGAGCCCAGGGTGAGTGATGCGGTGACACATACAGGTTGAGACATAAGATGAGCCGCCTGTAATGCGGGTGTGCGTATGTCTCACGGATTTGAGACATAAAACACCTGAGACATAAGCCCATTTTTGATGATTTCTCAATGATTTCAACCACTTGTTTATGTCTCATTTTTATGTCTCACGTTTGAGACATAAGATTCCTGAGACATAGAATTGAGACATAAGCCCATATCAGCCCCTTTTCCAAAACCGCTGAGACATAAGCTCAACCGCTCACAGTGCGGGTGAGACATACCCTTGAGACATAAAAACAGCCCCTTGAAACATAGCCTGAGACATAAACTCATGGTGAGCCCATCCCTTGCCGCTTGCGCGCGCTCATTGTCCATCATCGGGCTCCTGGGTGAATCCTTTCGGCTCCTTGTCCATGACATACACCCTTGATGTTTTGCCCTTGCTCTGAACCTCCTCCCTCTCAGGGCCGTCCTGGTAGACCCAGACCTCCCTTGACTCCACCTCAAGGATTGCTCCTGAGTCTGAGTGTTTGAAATGTGTGGGGAGGACTGGTGTGAGATCCCACACACACTCTCCATCGTCTTTTGAGATGTCTTGACCCAGTTGCATCCCCTCAACCACCATGAACCCATCAGACCTGTGGTTGGGCTTTTCCACATCATCTGGGAGGTCCCATCCATCAGTGAGCCTGATGTATCCCTTGCTCATCAGCTCATTGATTTTCCTGGAGATGGAGGAGCGGCTCCCTAAGCCTAATGTGTTGCTGTAGGTCTCGCAAAACGCGCGCGATGTAAGGAGCCTCCTCTCCTCCCTTCCAAGTCTATCCAGCTCCCTCAGAACAACGCTGGTTTGTCTCCCAGCCTCCAGATCCCACCTTTGCCCAATCACCTCCCCAGCAATCCTAACCTCAGCATCAGCACGAACAAAGATCCCCTCATCACCCTCAAATCTAACGACCATGGGAGGAGGTGTCTCATCAATGCGCACCTCAAAGAAAACCTTACGCTCAGGAGCGTCCTCACTAATCTTGCTGATCACCATCCCTGATGAGTAGTAACCTCTGAGCGCTCCAGCTCCCCTGATGCAATTGAATGGATCATCCTCAAGCTCCCTCTTTGTGATCTTGGATGTGTGGTGAAGCATGATTATTGCCGCTTCAGGATTCACACGATCACGCATAGCATCCACCCTCTTGAGAAACTTGATCATCTCCTGGTTGTCATTCTCAGTGTTTCCGCTGAATACGTTCACAAGAGGATCAATCACAATCACATCAGGGCTCTCCCCATCTTGAGCCCAAAAGCTCTCCAGGAGGTCAACAGCTTTGCTCACCCCAGTATCATCAAGAGTGAGGTGAAACTTGTTGGTGATCTTGAAATTGTTCCTGAATTGCTCCTTGTGCTGAGGCTGTATGGGGAGCAACCTGAGCCGCTTTTTGAGCACGCGCTTTGACATCTCCATGTTGAGATAAGCTACCCTCCTGGGAGCTGGAACTTTCATCCCCATCCAGTCCCATCCCATCGCAAGATGTAGGCACATATCTTGACACAGGAGGCTTTTCTGGGACTTGGGGGGACCAGCAATGAGGAGGAACTCCCCTGGAGCTACAATTCCAGGCTCAAGGAAATCATCTGGGATGGGTGTTGGATCATTGATGAGATCCACCACATCCAACACCTCAGCGTCCTTGCTCTCCAGGAGCAACCCAGCCCCCTCCAGCTCCTTGAAAATGAAGCGCTGAGCCTGGAGCCCTTGCCGCTCCCTTGAACGGTTGATGGACTCCACAATGCTTGTCACAAACCTGAGCGCGTTGGTGTAGTCGTGTGAGGACTTGTTCTCAGTGATGTCCTTGAACAAGGGTGGGTGATGCTGGGTTGCATCATACTTGAGCACCTCAAAGAGGGTTCTCTCCAGGCTCTCACCTCGCTCCAGGCAAGCTCCCACAATCATCTTGAGGGAGTTGTTCCTCCCTCCAGAACCTCCCAGCTTGCTCTCACCCTTGAGGTAATCCCAATCTGATGGGGGAGCCCCTCCAGATGAGCCCTCCATGTTGCCCTCCCATCCTGAGAACAGATCCTCCTCATGGATGTCCAGGCTCTCTCTCAGGTATGAGATGGAGTATCGCTCACCATCATTGCTCACAATGTCAACAGGACGCTGATCATTCTTAATCTTGAGGTTGAGGCTCCCAGGAACCCTCAACACGCGCGCAAGGTCAAAAGTTGAGTCAAGGTGCCAACCTCTCATTTTCCACGCGCGTTGAAAGTGAGCCTGAAAACGCTGGACAAGCCCCATTGCCTGTGTGCGTTGTCGCTCCCTCTCGTGATCCCCTTCAGTTGTCCCATCACTGATGAACTCCCAGACCTCATCAAACAACCAGTAACAGTGGAGTCCTCCCCCTGAGTGAATGGTGATCGTGGGCTCAATGGGGAGCGCATCATCCAGCGCTTCCAGTGCCTCCTCAGTGGAGCTGGGGAGTGATTTGGATGCGTGCACACCTGTTGATAGGTCCACATCAATCCACACACCAGGGATCAGGCTCACATCACTTTCAGTCCCCCTCCCACTCCTGATTCCAGGCTCCATGAGCCCTATTGAGTAATAGATGTTCTGATCTCTCCACACCTGGAGCTGTTTCTCCAGCGCGCTCCTGAATGAACCATCCTGGAGACCGCTGATGGGGAGGAACTTTGAGCGCCTTGATGGGAGCGCAAAGAGAGCAAGCTCTCCCTCCTCAGCGTGCTCATACACCTCCTCAAAGAACTTGATTGCTTCATCTGTTTTCATTCAGATCCCCATCATGCTCAAGCGCAAGACCACGAAAGAACCAGGGACACAACTTGACCCTGGAGACCCTCTCATCAATCGCCTGCTCAGCGGCAAACTGGTTAACCAGTCGCTCTATGTCCACAGCCCTCCTCCCATCAACTCCCACCTTCATCCAGTGATAGAATATGGAGCGGCTCACCCCTATCAGGAGCGCAAACGATGTCACCCCTCCCACAATACGCGCGCAAGCCTCCAGCTCTCTCCTGATGAGGCTCCTCTCCTCATCAGTGATCTCCTCAGTTTCTTCATCAAGACCACACTGTGTGTGTGCCTCATACTTTCTTTTCATGATCATCTCCTGTGTTCATGCGCCTTTTGCGCTTTTTTTGAATATGTCCAGCATTTTTATACATTTGAGCTTGCAATGTGTCAAACTCTATTGCACATTGATGTTCTGTTCTGTTCTGTTCCACACAACGCCCATGAGGGCCTTTGCCCCACTGGGGCTCAACCAAGAGGTTTACAGCATGACTATTTCAAAACGCTCAGCTCAATCCATCCTCAACCGCTTCACTGAAGCTGATGCACTGATCCTCAACCGCTCAGACATCCCACGCTCAACCCTCAAGGGCTGGATGGATAAGGGCTTGTTTGTTGATGGCGCTGAGGGGACAGTCTACCCCACAGACGCGCTCCTTGACTCCATGAGCGCGCTCAACATTGAGCTTCCCCAGGATTTCAACTTTCAGATCATTCAGGTTGAGAATGAGCTTGATCCTGAGTATCGAGCATCACTTGGGCGCGCTCCACTGAATGAGGCTCTCCAGGCTCAACTGGAGGAGCGGCTCCACATGCTCCAGTGCGTTGCATCAATTGGATCTGAGCCCACTACACCTGAGCCCGCTCCTGAGACACTTGAGGGTCAACTTGCTGAGCAAGTCCAGGAACATGCTCTTGAGCATTACAATGAGGCTGGATGGGATATTGTTTATGAGACCATGACAATCACTGAGATTGCTGATCAGCTTGAGGACGCTGGAATCAAGACCCTTGATGGAGCGCTCAAGCTCATTGGTGGGACGTCTAAGATCCAGGCTGATCATCGCGATGATGCGAGGGTTGCTGGAGGGCTTGAGCCCCTCCAGGATACTTGTGAGCCCATTGATGTCACAGATGATCAACGCGCAACTCTCAAGAGCCTGATGCAAGCTGATGAGTCTTCATGGGACTTCTACAGCCACAATGTGACAGATGAAAACCTCAAGGAGCATAAGGCTCACGAGGTCTCCCTCAAGACTTTTTGCGCTGATGTCCTCAACATCACTGTTGAGCAAGCTCATCAGATCTCATGGGAGGCTCCAGAGCCATCACCACAGCCCCTTGTTGTGCCCACTGAGTCCGCTCCAGTGATCGTCAAAAAGGTGAAGGTGATGAAGCCTAAAGCACCTCGCAAGGTTAGAGCGTTCAAGGCTCAGGATGATTACACATCATGCGAGTGTGGAGACAAATCATGTGACGAAAAGGCAACCTCTCAGGATGAGATTGATGAGTTGTTTGGATGGAGGAATGTGATGAAGGGTCCACAGTATGCGCGCGTAAAAATCCAGGTGCCTCAATCAAACTGCAAGGCTTGCCGCAAGCTCAAAAGCGCCAAGTACGCAAAGAAGAAAAAAGCCCTCAAGCAAGCAAAAGCTACAGCCTGATCCATCAACATAAATCATAGATGAGGGACTGCACATCCCTCACCATTTACAAGCCCCATGAGGGGCATCAAAGCTAAGGAAGTTCCATGAGCAATCGAACCAGAAACATAAGCTCTGAGATCATCATAATCGATGATTTGATGAGTTCACCAGACCTCAACCTCAAGAGGGATTTACCATCCATGACATCAGCCCTCATGAGGGCAACCCTCCACCTCCTCAATGGAGGGATCAAGCTGATGGATACAGATGAGGGCAAGGCTCTTGAGGCAATTTGCCTTGAACACAAAGGAGTTGAGAACTCACCATTCATTGATCTTGGTGATGTTGCATTCATCTCCCACCTCATTGAGATGAGGGTGCATTCGTGCGGAAAAGGTGGATCTATAATCAGGGAGGTGCTTTGCTCAGCAAGGAGGATCAAGTCTTACGCTCAAAGCAAAAGCATCATAGCTGAGCTTGATCCAGCGCTCCTCAATGGAGGAGACCGCTTTGAGCACCTTGGAATGATGTATGTGGTGATGCGCTCTCAGGTGGGGGTTGATGATTGCCTGATCATCACAAGGTGTGGAGCATCCATCTCAATCCCAAGGACTGAGAGCGTTATAGCGTTCAACCCAATAGAACTCCCCCACCTTCATGGGGGAGCCCTGGAAGCTATTGAGGAGGAGGTAAAGAACATCCACAACGCTTGTGTGTCTGTTATCCCTGAGATCATCAGGAAGTCTCCTGAGAGTGCTGTGAGCCTCCTCACCATGGACACCATCACCCAGCTCATGCCTGAAGAGCTTGAGCCCTCATCTCAGTTCGTCTCTGATGAGCATGATGTTGATCCACTTGCTGTGATGATACACCTCCAGGACAAGCTCAACATGAGCATTGTTCATGCCTTGCCTCCAGCGTTGCTCAAGAGAATTGGGGAGGACTCAACAACAATCCCACACCATCCATCCATCATTGGTCTGGGATCACTCAGTGAGGAGGCTCTCAGCGCGCTGGGTGTGCCCATAGCAAAGGGCTTTGTTGCTGGGATTGATCTGAGGATGAATGTTCTCATTGCTCAGCTCAACTCAAAGGAACATCTCAGTGAGGAGAGCGCATCAAGGATCACAACTGATCTCCACATGTGCCTTGCTGCACGCAAGGCCATCAGGGAGTTCCTCTGTTACGCAGATGATTTTGTTTTCCCTGGAGGGCTCGCAAGCTCCAGGGTGTGCATGGACTTGATGGCTGTCTATATGATCTGTGTTGATGTTGCTGGGGCCACCTGTGAGGCAATCAAGACACTGAGGAAGGTCTCACCCCTCAACCATCCTGTTGATGTCTCCAGGGTGCGCGATGCTTTCCTTGAGCGCTGGTTCAACACGGTTATGAGGCTGAATCCTGGAGTCTCCATCATTCCAGCTCAGCGCCTACATGTGATGATCTTCGCTGATAAGGCTGTTTCCATCTTCATGGAGTCTGGACTTGTCAAGCCCTCAAACACTGGCAAGGCGACCATTGAGACCATTGATGGAGAGCCCTCAATGATGGATAATTGGGACATCTCAACGCACAATGGGAAGATGAAGATCTACAACCCATTTTTTGACTCCACTGTTGAGGTTGATGTGAGGACAAACACCTACACTGGAGTTAGGTCTGTGTTCGTCCTGGTGAATCCCCTCTCACGCTCCTGGAGTCGTGTTGGTGATGTGAATGCTCATGGTGAGGTGTTGCTCCTTGATCGTCTCCCCAGACCTCTCACGCCTCCTGATGTGAACATCATCAAGGTGTGTCTTGAGGGGCCAAGGTGGATATTGGAAAACAGTGATCTTGAGCTTGAGATTGAGGGTAAGTGCATCAAGACCAATGATCCACTCATCAAGCCTCAAGATATGATTTCAGGAGTTATCACATGGATGAACTAAGAGAAAAAATATGCCTTAGCCTTTGTGACCTAACTGGGGTTGCTCGCAACCCATGGAGAAATACGCATAGGGTTATCTGTGCTGATATTCAAAGCGGCAATAATGTTGTTTTGGATGAACTTAGCACCCTGCTTCATGGGGGGGATCATCTTGATGTCGATGTTATCATCGCCCAACCT